CATGATTTTCTCAAAACGGATATCCATCAACTCAATGACTTTACCGTAATGATTGAACCGATCTCCTAAATGAAGCTGCTCGACCTTGAACTTGCGGGCAGATTCCGTCCACAACCGAAAATAGCAATGCCGCTTGCAGCGCTGTTTTGACCAATGCTCTTTAAAGGTGCCGGATACGGGAAACGACCACCCCGTATCACCCATGGCTTCATCGCAGCACTCAGCAACCTCACCGGAGCCCAGATAACTGCCGATGGCATCATCCCCGAAAACCAGGACTGTGAGTTCGTCTTTTGTCATTTAAACTTCCTGAGCAACAATTGACGCTTCTTTTTAGCACCCAGCTGATTGAAGAACCATGGGGTTGACTGATACTCGATCTGCTTAGGAGCACAGCCATAACAATTCAATACCGGACGATCAAACTTGCGAAATAAAATTGCCCTGTCATTTAATGTTTGCCTAAGAGCGGTACCTGCCGCACTGCCCCGTAAGCCAGGATCAATTGCTTTTATTAAACCATCAATCGCTATATTGGATTCAGTAATAGCTTTGTCTAAAATTACAACTGTCAAAGCATCAGACCGACCTTCCTGGACAGCTTTAATTTCTTCAGCAATATCCGGCGGAAAGGGCTCTTCAATTTCAGTCCCTTTCCGCCAGGTTCGTGTTTTGCCTTTTAGATTGCACGTTGTTATTACTTTCATGATTTAATCCCTTCATGATTGATTACTCCCTGATAAACGTGATCCAGGGCGGACTGGAAATAAGATCATCCGTCACCAGCTCACCGCTTACTGGATTGAAAATCACTGTTAATGCTGCTTCACCGGAAATCAAATCATCCGCATCGATCGTGAATGTATGATCAACATAAAGACCGGTTGAAGTTGATTCACCACTGGAATATCCGCCGCAGTTAGAATCAGCCGCGGGCAGACTGCCCACACCAACAATATACGCCTCAACCTGCATTGTCGGAGTATCGTTCTCACCGCTTGTCGCGGCCAGAAAATGCACGGTTAAATCTTCGGTGATATCCAGATCGTCCGGCAACATAAATACAGCAGCCATTTTGGTATGGCTTGTTCCGGCATTATTCCAGCGCAACATGAGTTCTTTACTGCTCTGCTGTTGAAAGCCGTCTGTATGCTCACCGGAATATGCTGAGATCGCAGCACCGGTTTCCAACCGAAGGGCAACCGGCAAACCAACTGTTGCTTGCAGATTTTCAGCAAGCTTTTTCATTTTAATGCTCGGCCAAGGACCTTTCATTTCATTTAAAGACATTGAACACCTCCCTTATAGGACCGTGTAAACGAAGATGCTGTCTTCAAAATACAGAACGGGCAGACCCTTGTTTTCCACCCTTACGAAAACACCATCGGGATCTTTCTTCTCCCAGCGATCCAGCTTCATGCCATAGTGCCTGTCCAAACCGAACGGCGACTTTGCAAACTCCGCAATTTTCTGCCCTTCAACCACTGAAGAAAACATGCAGAATTTGGTTGTGGGAATAAACTTGCGGGTCATGGTCACGCAGTCTTCGCCGGCCTTGTAAGCGCTCGCCAGTGTGCCGGTTGCCGTTACAGTGCCGGCGACGGGATCAGTGGCGGTAACCGTCAGATCCTCCTTGGTATTGGCCGTAATATCCCGGGCATAAACGGTCGAACCCACCACAAAGTCCGTGGCATCGTCCACGTAAATCGTATGCGGACCGGCGCCGGCGGCAAGAGCCGCTGTCAACCAGCCTCGAATCTGGTACATCTGGTTGTACAGAATCATGTTCGGAATATTCAAAAGATCGCCAAGCACCTGAAGCGGGCGCGCAAACAAATCACCCTGGCCATACTGAGATTTACCCAGCAAGGTTTGAATCGTGGGGTTTTTCACCATGACATTCAAAATCTCAGTGGTAAAAATGGCATAGTCAAGCTCGGAGCTGTTCGCGTTCTCCATGAACAGTTTGGCATCCATGATATCTGATACAATATCGGATGTGTCCTGATCCCATTTCTGGGCCGCAAGCAAAGACTCAAAATGATCCGAAGGAACACCGTAATCCACGGAGATGTATTTACCGTTGGGATCCTGGTAAGACATCGATCCCCCGGTAAGCATCTGGGCAAACATCCATTCTTTCCGACGATCGCACCGGTTTCGAAGCATTTTCATCTGTTGCGCCAGAAACTTCTTGGCCGCATAATATGTCTGCTTGGTTCCGGGTTGTCGAATATTATTCAAAAAAGACGACCCAAAATACATCTTTTCTTTCCAGAACGCTGCCATAGCTCTGTGGCTGGAAATGCCAAGCGGCGCCAGTCTGGGTGACTCTGCGTCCTCGTTTGAAAACGGAGTCAGGCCCCTGTCTCCAACCTGGGCCTCCCACTCAATTTCATCACTCGGCCAATTATCTTCTCCAAAAAGTTTCATGAGGAGCAATTTCGGGCTCGCCATAAACTTTTGAATCAGCTTGGTCAAAGTGGTTAATTTAAGGGCTGGAATATCTCGCATTTTTCTACCTCCATAAAGTTGCTATTAAAAACCATCCTTGTCTTGGCGGACACAATCTACTTCAAGATAATAAACTGACCGGACGTGCTGCTTCCAAGGTCGGTCTGTGCTTCAGAATCGTAATTTTTGACCATGCCGCTATAAATCATAGCATTGGACAGAACCATCACGCCCTGACCACCCTCGGCGTAATTTTCTCCGATACCGGTATCCACACCGCCAAACAGGAAACCCACTGCCTTAGTCCACGGAGTGGCCGTTGTGGTTTGGATAGCCACCGCACCATGCTTAGCAATCGTAATGCTTGAAGAAATATTGTTGGTAACGGTAATAAGGGCCATCTGAGTGTATGTGGTTCGATCAATTGCAGTAATTGCACCCAGATCCTCAGGGGTGGTATCACTATCCACCGCAAGCAGATGATCACCCACGGCAAACTTATAACTGTCATCCTGGGTGACATACACATTGGTATCATCAGCTCCATCGGCCAGTATTTTTGCGCCGTAAAAAGTATAATCATCGTCCGAAGGATCTTCGAGCGCGTACGGCACAACCCGACTCACGCGATTGGTGCTCTCAGATATTTCTGCCAGCACAGTGCCGGGCGGCAAAACACCATAACCACCGACGATAGTAACTTCTCGCATCAGCGCCTTCTCAATATCGCTGTAAAACACACGTTTTGGATCATCCTGGTATCCCCTCAACATTTGAGGAGTGTCACTTAAACCCATTTTGCACCTCCTTATTTTATTTCACCTGCCGACTTTTTTATTCGACCATGCCGACAAGTTCATCGACCATCTCATCTTCCTCAACCGTATCGACACCACCCTCGGCCGTCTTTTCGGGGAACCCGGCACCGGCCACCTGGGGCTCGATATCTTTTTCCCAGTCCTCGATCTCTGCCTTGACGGCATCGGCGTAACCCTGCTTGTCAAACTTGTCATCTTTGTAAAAATCATCGAACGCAACTCCCCGTCTGACACGGGCATAATGCTTTTCCGGAATTTTGCTGTCGGACAGAGCGCTGTTAAAAATATCATCCGCATCGTCCTGAGCATCCCGGCGATCCCTGGAAATGTCTTTTTGTTCCAGGGCGACCATGCGTTTGCCAATTTCTTTGTTCTCTTTGCCAAGTTCATCGTTGGTTGCGGCAAGAGTTTGATTTTCAGTTTTCAATGACTCGTTTTCCGATTGGAGTTGACTTCGCTCCTGATCGAATTCCGCAATCACATCAGCCCGTGTGTCAGCCTGAATTTGTTTCACCAAATCCGGGTGATCCGCTTTTAATTTTGTAAGATCCATAGACTTAACCTCCTTTTTTACGGTGATAACTTTATTTTGAACCTGCGCTGGCAGGATTGTGCCGGTTAGATTGTCAAGCGTGGAAATTTCATCCACCAGACCGGCGGCAATGCCCTGCTTCCCGATAAATACTCTGCCGTCCGCCATGTTCTGAAGCACTTCCTCGGAAGAAACTCCCCGGTACTTGGCAACACTGTCCACCATTACGGAATACAAATAATCCGTCATACCCTGAATATTCTCACGACCTTCCTTGGATAACGGTTCATGCTGTGAAGCAATGCGTTTGTACTTACCGGAATAAATTTCCGTGGTTTTAATGCCGGCCTTTTTCTCAGCCTCGGAATAATCTACGTGTTTGGCAATAACACCGATCGATCCGACTTGAACCGTATCGCTGGAGATATAAACTTCATGAGCGGCGGCACCGATCCAATACGCAGCGGACGCCATCAGTCCGTCAGAATAAGCAACGATTCGTTTTTTATCCCGCCCTTCAAAAATAAAATCGGCAAGTTCCAAAGTTCCGTCAACAGCTCCGCCGGGTCCATCGATATACAGCACGATGGCTTGAATATCGGAATCGTCTTGTGCCTGGTCGATATCCTGCATGGCAAGCTCTGTTGACACACCTCCTGAAATCCTTGTGAATAAATTAGCCCGCTTGGCTATCACGCCGTGGATGGGGATAACTGCGATGTTATTAATAATCTGATAGGGGGTGGTTTCATTCTGAAGGGGTTTTCCAAGCTTGGCCTCAATTGCATCAAGATCAATCTTTTCTCCACGGGAATGCTTGAGATAGATCTCCTGAATTTCAAAAAGCTTATCAGGCATTATTGCCCAAGGCGCTGTAATAACATCTAATATATTCATAGTGCCCTCCAAAAAGAAAAAGGGAATAATAGCAAGCGGCGGGACGCCCGCTATCATTCCCTTTCAAAAATTGTTACCGAAGACGGCCAAATCTCAGGTAACTTGCACTAATTTTTAGTTTATTTTTAAACCCATACTGTTTATTTTTAAACTTTGCAAGTAAAAAATGAAATTATTTCAGCCGGTCTATCCTGGTTATGAGTCGGTCAGGTCTGTCGGTTCGTTGTGGCGTTCCGGCAGGCCGCTTTGTTTACATCCCTATAGCCGGTCCTGTATTATCCCCATACGCTCCATCACATCCCCGCACTCCCCCGATAAACCCCATAAGCCCCGATTGATAAGATGTCCTCCATAGTATTTCCACTACCATCCGGCCTTAATCTCGTTCCGCTGATAGATGGGTCTGCTCCATGTCGAGCAGGAGAGCCGGGTTTTAAGCGAGCATCAAGAACATCGCTATATACTTTAGTGTAAGTTAAACCATCGCCCGTTGCATGACTTGCACGAATAGCAGCAACAATTGTTCCAAAGGTTTGTAGCGTAGCACCTAAACTATTTAATTCATCTGCGTACCAAGCAATTTGTGTCGGTGAAAACTCACCTGTATTATGAGCATATAAACCATAAACACCACCAGATGTCGTTGCTATCACATAGGCGTGTCGTGCCGCAGCCCTAACTTCTGCTTCTGTTTCACCACCTATAAAATTGGCATTGCTTGTAAGGATACTGTTAAAATTATATATAGGGACAGAGCTTAAAAATTGACCCTTATTTCCTACTCCCCTTGCTCCAAGAAGAGATATTTCGTCTTTCATGTATGCTGCCGCAGTTGCGTCATAAACACCGACAGGCCATGCCATTGTAGTCGGTGCAGTTCCGGTTGCGTTTGTAATCCAATCTTTAACCTCTGACAGTTCCTCTCGAAAAAAAGCATAATCGGGAGCAGTGCGATCAAGGTTTGGGGTATAGGGACATGCCTGTGCTCCAGAACTATCTTCAAGCGCAGACAGGTGTAAACTATCATTCACCCCTGTCGTAGTGGTTATTGTCCATCCTTTCCCTGAAACGTCTGTTTTAAGATCAGTAATGGACTTATCAGCGCCAGACCAGTCAACAGTTACGACATTTCCACCTTCGTCACAGGACAAAACAATCTGAGTGCCGGGAATATCAACGTCAACCGTCGGGTTCGTATTGGTGGAAGTAACTGCAAATGCAGTTGTAGAATCCATTTCAGTATGAGAATGTGTATGGATAGCAATCTCATGCCCTGCATCTTCCAGCGTATTCAGGCTTGTCGTATATCCCCCTGCTTCCGAATATAATGTAAAAAAGGTTATATAATTTCCAGAGGGAAGTGCAGCAACAACATCATTGACGTAACCAATATCGTTATCATCAAATGAAAGAAAGAAATAAGCTGTATTTTTTGAATAACTTGTAAGTCCTGGGTTCACTTCTAATTGATTTCCACCCCCATCTGTTAATCCTGCATCAAGCTGCCATCCTTGATAAGTAGCGTTACCAGTTATTAAACAATTATTATAAGTAATCGTTCCTGAACCATTTTGCCATATTGCATACGCAGGTCCACCATACGCCCCACTACCACCAATAATTATAGTATTGTTCAGGGTTACATCTGTTGCATTCTCAACCTTTACGCCATAAGTGTTAGCGTTGGTAATTAAACAATTATTGTAAATGCTGTCTCCGTTATTCCAAGCATATATTGCCTCACTATTGCTATCCCCAAAAATACAATAGTTGAATATTGTATTTGTCCCCGTAACCATTATTCTCTTATCCCTGAAATCAATACCCTCGAAAGTCCAATAGTTCTTTCCGTTCATATTTAAGGGATAATTGGTAGCAGGCTTAAAAATTGGTGGCTCACCCGTACCATAAGACCCAACGGTTTTAGGGTGTCCAGCTGCACCGTGAATTACAGGAGTCATGTCGGCATCATCCCATGTTTCACCCCTTTTAAACAAAATGACAGAATCAGCACCCCAATTTGTAGCGTTGAAGTCTGCCATTGTCACATAGTAACTATCCGAACCGCCCGAACAAGCAAAAGTAGTATGATTATACCCTGTTCCATCAGGAGCGCCAGACGCAACATTATTATCAGCACAGTTAGGATCGAAATATACAGTAGCCCCAAAAGCCCCAAATACCCATAACCAAAACGGCAGGACCAAGACCAGACCAAAAATTATGCCTTTATGTAGTTTTTTCATTAGTCACTGGCTCCCGTGTCAGAATGAACACCCCTGATAGTATCCGTTGACCATCTCCAAGTTGAACCATCGGCAAGAAGTATTCTGGTGAATGCGATCTTATCCCCGACAACTATGCTCAAATCAATACAGTCATCAGCGTCAAGATCGTTTCCGTCATGGTCAAACGGTTCACCGCTTGGGGGGTTGATCTCTGAGATAAAGGCATCTTGAACAATGTAGATAAAATTTACCGTGTAGCTCAAAGCGGGGAGGGTTAAATCAATCTCGGCACTTGCGCCGTTGTTTGTGTGCCATTTATTAGCGAGTATTTGGGCTTCGGTAATGTTGCCGGTTGAGGTGTGGTTTTGGGTCGAGAAGTCACGATCTGCTTCAAATTTGTCTCTAATCGCATTTTTAGTGGCAGCGTCAGTATTGGAGTCCCAAGACGTAGCATCGTAAGCTGTATCATCAGCAGCACCCGAACCCACTAAGGCTGTCCCATCAGCCCGCATATAATTATAACAACGCCAATCACCGGAAGCATACTCAGTAAAAGCGGCCATATCCCCGGCAGCGGTCGTAATGTTAGCAGCAGTCGGCAAAAACAAATCAGCGGAATGAGTCAACTGAAGAATACCGTCAAACTCAAGGACCACAATGGTTCCAATTCCCTTTGTGGCAATCGTGTTGATAGTCGTGGTTCCGGTAATGTCGAATATATTACCATCTCCAAGTGTCATATTATTTGCGCTGGCAACGTCTGAGCCTTTGGCCGGGTTAATATTATGAGCTATCAAAGCCGCCAATCCCGCAGGAGTTACTGCCCTGTCTGTAGCATTTCCAGCTATAATCTCTTCGTCAGTAGCTAATTCAACCTTGCCGGCTTGAGTGCTGCTTGCGGAAGGAACGGGAGGTGATGGCGGAGCACATCCGCTTTCCGCTGCCATGGCTGTTCCTGTCATTAAAAAAAACAAAATTAAAAAATAACAACCTATCTTTTTCATGTCAGCTCCCTAAATCCAGCAATGAAAGTAAAATGTTACCTGGTCGCCTGAATCACCGATATCGTTGATCGCTAAATATAATTTATCCAGAATCGGTGGATACGCATTAATATCATCAGCCAGTGAGTGCCAGGTAGCCTCGTCCTTGGATATTCCGGTATCGGACCACAATTCACTGCTCTCTTCGTCGGTCAGAGTAATATCAATCGTAGTGTTCGGGATAACAGTGGTGGTACCGGGAACCACCTTCAGCAGCATGGCGGTTAATCCACGCACCAATTTAACAGATGTCTGCTCCTCAAATTCAGCAACCAGATCCGTAGCGGTCAATGCGCTGCCGTCGGACGTGCAAACAACTTTAAATTTTATATAGTGCCCACCACTGGCGGATACCGTTGTTACTATTGTCCACGCAGCATGTGCGTACGGCGCCGCTATAAAAAACAATATTGCAAAAATTAAGCTAATCTTTCTTAGCATCTTGAGCCTCCTTCTTCTTCTTGGTCAGTTCACCTTCGGTTTTCTCTTGTTTTGATTCCGGGTCCATGCCGTCCGCATAAATTAATTTCGGATATTTCTTGTCTTCCGTGGCTTTCTTTAGCCGATTCCGGCCATACCCACCAATACCGGCCATCTCTGCGGCCTTGCTCGGCGGAATACCTACGGTTTCAGTGAGCGGCCCGTGCTTAACTCCAAACAAGGCTTTAATTATACTTTCAAGATCAATGGTGTTTGAAATCGGGTACTGCACATCCACCAAAAACTGGGGCTTGCGCTTGACCTTCTCAAATTTTTCCTTGCCGTTATCAAAGGAAGTCGCTTCCTCAACTTCAAAATATTCCTTAAAATCGGTCAGGGCTGACTTTAAAAAAAATACGGAC